CACATGCGAAGATGGATCAGTTCAGTACGAAAACTTTGAAAGACAAATTGACGTACTTGATCAACGAGAGTTTGAGATTTACTCAAAGTACAAAAAAGTTCTTCAGGCTGCTGACAAGGAAATCAGTGAATCAATTGCAAGAGTTGTTCAGCGACGCTTTGGATCCAGTGTCCATAGCAGTTCAGCTGCAGGAAATGCGTCCAATTATGACGACGGAGCAACTTAAAAAATCAGAGGCGATAACGCAAATTATTGTTTCACTCGCAGCACTAAAACTTGAACTTGCGGCGAAACAAGATTCGCACGGCTTTGCACGCATCTACAGACAGCAGGTAGAAGCGGCGAAACGAGGCTTGCTTATTTTGCAAGAGCTGCTAGACTAAACCGCTCATTCTTTTTGCAGATGACTGACGAACCTTCACAGTACGCAAAGGCTGAAAACGAATCAGCTCGCTTCACAATGATTTTGAACGATGCGATCAGAGATGATCGTATCAGCTGGCGTGCAAAAGGAATACTTGCAGGCTGCATGAGCCATGCAAATAGTTTTCAGTTTAGCAAGAGCTGGATTATTGAACATGGAACAGAGGGGCGAGACGCAGTAAATAACGCATTGAACGAACTTCGTAAATACGGATACTTAGAAGATCGTATTAGCAAATGCTCCAAAACGGGCAAAATACTTGGCTGGGGTCTTATTTTCAAAGATCGCCCAAGTGAGCCGAAGGAAGACCGTCTCCCTGAAAACCCGTCAGACGGAGAAACCGTCTCACTGAAAACCCGTCAGACGGGTAAGCCGTCAGACGGAAAACCAGTGACTATAAGAAGACCAATAAATCCAGAAGACCAATCTCTAGAAAACCAAGTAGCGGCGTCTCCCGCCATCGGGTCTTGGGCAGCGCAGAGAGGTTCACGATTCGCCGCCACACCAAATCAAGTTCCAAGCGACTTACAAAATGTCGCTGCGATGATCTGTGAATTTTTCAACGAACATAAGGCGGGCGCAAAAACAAAGCGAGCTTTCGACGGATTGATCAAAGAGCTGCTGCAAATCAAACTTGATAAAAGCGGCGGGATCAAAGCTGTGCAAAATCAGCTATCGACAGCGATCAAGCGATCTGCAATGGGCGAAAAGAAATGGGCATCCATTACTTACGAAAACTGGCAGCGGTTTGGGCAGGGCAATCAAAGTAACGCTAAAATGCAAACTCCGCAGCTCCCGATGATCTCTGTTGCTTTTGCAGAGGACATGGTGTAGGATCTGCAAACTCAACCTCAACCCTCAGAAAACATGACAGTGCTCAACATCAGCAAGTTTGAAACTGCTGAAGACTCTTCGACGATAGAAAAACATTTTCTTGCTGCCGCCTATAATCATCTTTCTTTTGATGTGGGCAATAATGAGTGGATCTGTGAATTCATGGATCTACCAAAATCTGACGATCTATTCAGCGACGCATTTAACAGATACGCATACAGTTGCTTGTATGAAGAGTTCACTAACTTTTCACATGCGCCGATCAATGACATTACGTTTTCGACGCGACTTAAGAACGCAGCTTCTTGCGAACTAAGAACTGCTGAGGAGTATGTGCAAAAGATTGCAAGTCTGCCGATTGAAAATGACTTAGATACCTGGCGTTTTCAAATTCTGCCCATTTGGAAATTTCATCGTTCACGCCGTCTCATCAAAGATTACCTTGCAACTTCACTTGATCTTGTAAATAAAAGCTGCAGTCAGGCTGAATCAAAAATTGCTCTTGCGAATGTTCTTCATGCCGCCGAGCTACTCGATGGCAACGACCTCGCTCAGGAGGCCCTGCACCCCCTTCTCGCCTCACGAGAGATACTCCTGGGGCCAAAGCTGCTCAACAGGGTCTTACAGACCCGTTTCAGCGGGCTGAACAGCTGCCTAGGCGGAGGCATCCGTCACCCCGACAGCGCCGACAAGGGAAGACTGATCGTTGTGGCAGGACGACCGGGTTCTGGTAAATCAACCTGGGCAATGAATCTTGCACTTGATGTTGCAATGAAGAACTGCAAAGTATTGTTCTATACCCTTGAGATGTCAGAAAAAGAAGTGTGCGATAGAATGATAAGTTGCATGGACTATCTTAATTGCATAGAAAACAATGCACGTAATCCCTTGTCTTATGCACACATCATTCGACAAGCAAATGACAAGATGCAGGCGGATCGAATCAGAGAAATGCAATTAGACGAGATTGCTAAGAACCTGATCTTTGCAAAAACCTACGACGTTACACCAGATCAAGTAGTATCTAAGATTAAAACAGAAAAGCGCAAAAATAAAGACCTGGGCTTAGTTGTAATTGATTATCTTACTTTGCTTGATCTTGATTCAGAGAAAGTCTCAAGCGAAAACAGAGCATTGGCTGTTGGCAAGGCAACACGACGCCTGAAAACAGTTGCGCTGCAGACAGGAGTTGACATTCTCGCCGTCTGTCAGCTCAACAGGGGCGTTGAAATGCGCGACAATAAACGCCCAATGCTTTCGGATCTTCGTGAATCAGGGCGCATCGAAGAAGATGCCGACGTTGTAATTATGAATTACTGGCCCTACTACTACAACAAAGAAGAAGACCCACTTTGCTATGAATACGCCGTGGTAAAAAACAGACAAGGGGCGACGGGAACGTGCAATGCAACATTCGCTGCCGAGTTCTATGCAATGCTTGATTCGATGAGCCAGCTATGAAACATTCATCGCGCCGAGAGCCCTGCCCAGTTTGCAATCGCAACAAAGATGACAAATGCAGGTGGAATGATGAAATGATATTTTGCTATGACGGCACATCTTTTGCGCCGCCTCAGCATTTGAAAGTCGGCGATAAAGTAAAAATTGGCTCAAACGTTTACGCTTTATTCTCGCATCAATGTGGATTCGCAAATAACTCTTTTGGTTTTGCGTTAATAGATGATTTCGATTACAGGTTTTTGCCATACGAAGACAAGAGAGCTTATAGAAGAAAGTGCGTGAGCGTAACTCGCACGTTCATTAAAAAGCGCGATGCCTTGAATGCGTTTTTGTATCTAATCAAGCAAGAAGAATCTTTTCATGACATGACGCTAGAGCTATTCAGGGTGAACAAGGGATTCACAGTAAAAGCCAATTCTTTGCTCGCCCTTCTTTATGAATACATGACTGCGAACAAAAGATACATCATCGACTATCTAAAAGAGATTGAAAAAATTCAAGGCTTGATGCGAGTAGTGGATGAGAATATCAAATTGATGTATGCTTTTGAAGTGTTGCACTTCGGCGTGAATGGAGCCTCCGAAGACAAAGATCTCTCCAGCGCCGGACTGGACAGCAATTTTTACGCTGCGCCCTGATCTGGACCCGCCTGGATTTGCTGAAGTTTTTATTAAAATTCACGAAAATCCCCGCATTAAGCCAAAGGAAGCGCATAAAGAAAAGATGGCTGAAAAGAAGAAAAAGAAAAAGCTTGGCCGTAACGAAGTTGCTTAGAACTCATCCCAGTTGCTATCCTTTCGCTTTTCAAATTCATCCAGCGTCACCTTCTCAAAATCAATCGGCGCAACAGGGATCTTTCTTGTTAGATGTCTATTGTCAGAGTTTTCTTCTGTTGCAATTCCATTGATCTCGCAGTATTTTTCATACCATTCTTGAATCATTCTTCTGTCAACAAAGCCCTGCATCAAATTTGATATTGCTTGAACGCTCTCGCCCTTCTCAAAAAGCAGGTTGACGCACACACGCAGAATGCGATTAAGAGAAGTTGACGCTCGTGTGGGCATTTTGCAACTAAGGCTTGACGGGTCGTGCTACGTGATGTTACCTTATGCTTTGTCCACTCGACCACTCAGAAAACGTGTCGGTTCACCAGAAGCTCATGCAGGCACGCATCGCACTGCAGGGCACAAAGCTCACGAAAAGCGGTAAAAACAAATTCGCTGGATACAACTACTTTGAACTTGGCGACTTCCTGCCAACTGTTCAAGAAATCTTTTTGAAGCTTGGTATTTGTGGTGTCGTTAGCTATGGCACCGAGCAGGCTGTCCTGACGATTTACGACTGCGACAAACCAGATAGCAAGATCATGATCTCGTCGCCCATGTCGTCTGCTGCGCTCAAGGGCGCACACGAAATTCAGAATCTCGGCGCAGTGCAAACCTACCTGCGTCGTTACCTGTGGGTGACGGCGATGGAGATCGTTGAGCACGACGCTCTGGATGCCGTTCTAGGCAGCGATGGAGCCCGTAGCGTTGCATCCCCAGCCAAGCGCTCTACACCCGCTCCTGCTGCAGCTCCTGAGCCTGCTGAAGCGTCGCCTGAGAT